CGCCGGTCTGGTAGTAGACGGCATACAGTGCCATGTAAATCTCTCCTTTCAGCGGGACCACTTCGTGTTGTAGAAGCGGAATGCGTAAACCTTGCGGTAACGACGAATCTCAGCGTAGAAGCCATTGAACTCCTCAAGCTGCTCATCAGCATACCGTTTCATGTATGGCAGGTAGTTGCTCTCAAAGATGGTCTTGCCATCAAGAACGAGCGAATACGGCATTTTGTGGGCCATCAGACGTTCACCTCCCCCGGCACATTCAGGCAGATGTAGAAGCGGCCATCGAGGTCCTCGACTTCCCAGAACCAGCCGCCGGTGTACTTGTCGTCCACCATCTCCTTGTCCTTCCACACGCCGTTGAGCATCGCCTCGTACACGGTGGAATCCCAGCCCTCAAACCGAGGGTCGCTGCCGAGGACGTTGAAGAACCGGCGGAACGCAGTCTTCCAGCGGCGGCAGTCGGTGATGAAGTCAGCGCAGACATAGCCGTTCGGCTTGCCGACGATGCAGATGAGATCAACGTCCTGCCGGTGCGGGTCGTTTTCAAAATGAGCAAAATCAACGTATTCCTTAACTTTCATCGTAAACCTCTTGATTTCTCCTGCCGGCCTTGTTAAAATTAAAAAGCGGACTAGGAGGGCAGGTCTCCTAGTCGCTTCCAGAGCTTAGGCTTCCGTTCTTCTGAGGGGCGGGAAACCTAGGCTCTTACTTTTTCTCCGGGGTCTTGGGTGCGGGTGCGCGGTCTTGGGCTATGTACTTGAGGCAGTCTAAAACTTCCTCTGCCGTGTGGCCGTTGCTTTTCAGCCAGTCGGCCAACCTATCCAGTTGCTTGGCGGTCATAATATCAACTTCTTCCATGTGTGATACACCTCCTGCCTAGATGTTGAGCGGTCAAGCCGTTTTGGGCGGCCAGCGCGCTCTGTGCGGAATTTTCATGCAGTTACCTCCTCAGTGGATTTTTGGTGTTGTTTTGGTAACTTTATTATCGCACAAGTTCATTCATTTGACAAGCGAAAATCTACGATTTGACGTATTTTTTTACAAGAAAATGAGCGCACCTACCACACTCGGCGGGTGCGCTCTGTTCTTATTCTTCGCAGGTGTACTCGTCATTTTCCCTGCTGGACATACCGGCAAGGAAGACGCGGTGCTTGCCGTGCTGGTCGCGTACCCAGTCGCCGCCCATGAAGCAGAGAGTCTGCATCAAGCCCTGATAGCAAGCCTCGCTGGAAAGCCGCTGTTGATCGTTCAGCTTGGGATTGTGCATCATCGCCCACTGGGTATCCATAGAGAGCGCGGTGGTGCTCAGGCCGTTGCGAATCTGCTCAACGTATGCTTTATTCATATCCGTTCCTCCGTTCAACGTGTCGTATGTAGTTACTGCTCGATGAAGCTCTCAAGCTCATCGGCGTACTCGTCGAAGTTCCACTTGCGGAACCACTCGATGTAGCCGTCGTACTCATTCTTGAAATCGGGGTCGTTCTCGTAAGCACCATACTCGGCGATGTCGCCAAAGTCGCTGACGATCATGTTGGCGAACTCAATGTGACCAGTGAGAATCTGAGCGCGGACGTAAGCGTCGATGAGGTCACCGATTTCCTTCCACTCAGGGGAGTAGATGGCAAATTCGTTGCGGCGGGCAAGCAGTTCGCGGTAAGTAGTCATAGCATTTTCCTCCGTTTTCTTTCGTAGGTGTGTTGTTTTTGTACTTATATCTTCGCACAGGTGGCGGGCTTTTGTCAACCGAAAAATCTACGTTTTTACAGATTTTTTTGCCAAATCGGTTGACCTCGTTACCTCCGGCGTTTATACTGAAGGCAAACAAAAGGGCGGCTATGCGGTCGCCAGAGAGGAGAATACTATGACAACGGAGCAGCTTATCAAGGTGGCACTCAGCTATGCCGGCATGACACAGGCGGAGCTGGCAGACAAGATCGGGATGAACAAGTCAAACTTCAACGCCCGCATGAAGCGCGAATCGTTCAGCCGGATAGAGATGGAGCAGATTGCCAAGGCATTGGGGATGGAGTTCGTTTACACATTCAAGATGCCGGACGGCAAAACAATTTGACCCGATTGACCCAGTTCATTTGACCATATATAACTAATATACTTTTTCTCTTATTCTTTATGGTCACGGACGTTCCATTGGACTGTCCGCGTGACATTTGACCCTAAATGCGTGGAACTACGGATTTTTCCAACAGAAGTCCATGGAAAACGCAACATTTTCGTCGGGTCAAATTTCGGGTCAAAAATTGCGTCCGAATTTTGTCCGCGTGACCGTCCCTGTGACCGTCCGCGTGACATTTGACCCAAAATCCTCGGAATTACAGATTTTTCGGCTGGTTCACTGCGTCCGCGTGACGTCACACGGACTGTCCAATGGACGCGGTTAACCCGCCGTTTTGAGCATCACAAAATCAAAACTGGAGGAACAAAATCATGGGGCAAACCAATATCAGGTACACCGATGAGAGCATCAATACGGCGTTCAGTGCCTTCTACGTCATCCCTGAATACCAGCGCGAGTACGTCTGGGAGAAAACGCAGGTCAAGCAGCTTATGGAGGACCTGCTGGATGCCTACACAAGCGACAAGAACAAGGCGTACTTCCTTGGCACGATCGTAACGTGCAGTGCCAATGGCGATTTCGAGTTGGTGGATGGGCAGCAGCGGTTGACCACGTTCTTCATCATCCTCTGCATCGTGAAGAAGCTGTACGCGGAGTACGGCATCCCGACGGCATCCATCGACCAGCTCATCTGTGGAACGAGCCTCAATCAGTACGGCGTTCCTGTCACGCGGTATCGGCTGGAGCTTCAGCACCAGAACGTGACAAACTGCCTTGAGCTGATTGCAAAGGGCGAGCCTCGGCCAAGCGATGTTTCAAAAACAGGAGGCCGCCTTTTCGATGCAGCGGAAGTCGTAGAGCAGTTCATGCGGGATAACTTTGCCGACATCACAGCCTTCGGTCCGTTCGCGGCATTTCTGCTGTACAAGTCCAGCTTCGTGCGTATCGACACGCAGAACGTGGTGGACGCGCTGAAAATGTTCGAGACCATCAACGAGCGCGGCAAGAACCTCGACCCTATCGACCTGCTGAAGAATATGCTGTTCTCAAACGTGCAGCCGAACCAGTTCGCTGCGCTGAACACAGAATGGAAGTCGGTCATCAACGAGCTGGAACGAATCGACGAGAAGCCGCTGCGCTTCCTGCGCTACTTCATCATGGCCAAGTACGACGTTTCAAAAGAGCCGAACGGCGTTCTCCGTGAAGACCGTATCTTCGCATGGCTCAAAGCCAATAAGAAACAGTGTCCGTATGCGTCCGCTCCGTTCAAATTCGTCCAAGGCATGAAAGATTCGGCCTCATTCTATGCAAATTGCAAGATGCCTGCAAATTCATGGGGGGGGGGTACTAGAAGTCTGAAAAACATCCCCCTGCTGGCGGGCACATCATACCGTCTGCATTTGATGCTTCTTCTGGCAGCCTCGAACATGGAGCCGGCGGTGCTTGACCGATTCGAGATTCTGGTCGAGTCCATCGTTTACTACACGGTCATCAACAGAGTGACAACGAACGACATCGAGCGCATTTTCGTGAAGTGGTGCGGGCAGATCAGGGGCATCAAAACCTCCGATGAGCTGGACGCATTCATCGGCTCATCAGTCCTGCCGGAAGTCAGCAGGTGGAAAGAGGACAACGAGGCAAACTTCATGCGGCTCGGCCTGAACAGTATGCAGCAGTACAGAGTCAAGTTCATCATGGCAAAGCTCGCTGCCTATGTGAACGGCCTCCGTACAGGCAACGGCATGACGGATGAGCCGACCATTGAGGAGCTGGCGCGGCTAATTCCGTGGTCGTTCGAGATCGAGCACATCATGCCGCAGACCTGTGCAGACAAGGCGCAGTACGGCGTAGATGAGGACGAGTTCTCCATCATCGTAAACCGACTTGGCAACCTCACGCTGCTGGAAAGCACTATCAACCGCTCGATTCACAATAGCACCTATCAGGACAAATGCGTGGATTACAGGCAGTCCACAGTGTACCTTACATCCTCCCTGCCGGAGCTGGTGGACGTTGGCAAAAACAACGCCATCACGAAGGCAAACGAGAAGCTGAAGGCGTGGCCAGAATGGAACAAGACCTCCATCATGGAGCGTCAGGCCATGCTGTACAAGCTGAGCGAGGAAATCTGGATGAGTGATGCCATCTGGAATCCGAAGAAAATCTCATAAACAAAAAAATCCCCCCACTTTGCCTACATAAGTACCTCGCGTGGAACGTAAGGCTTCAGCAAAGTGGGGGGATTTTATCGTAAAATCAAGAGTGCGCCGTCCGCACAGGCCGGTTCACTCTCTACAAAGGCAGTGGCCTTTCAAGTGAGAACATCTTACCAGAAAATGGGATGAATTGCAATAGCACGGCTTTTTAGCGGGTTTAATGCTCGGAAATGGCCGTTTTTGTGCAAATTCGGCGGTTAAGTTCGACTTTTCAGGGTTCTTAGGTCGAACTCATTCTGAAATTCGATTTTGTTGACGTCAACAAAATGGTCGATGATTTGACGGCATCAACAAATCATCAGAAGCCGTTCTGCTTCATGCGGTCGTAGGTCTTGTCTGCCTCCATTGCCGCCTGAGTGAAGCTGTTGTTGTACCACCAGTTGATGAGGGCGGTGACAGTGGTGATGCCGGTGGTCACCAACTGTTCCACGGTGGAGCTCTCGATGGGCAGCGGGGACTTGCCGAATGCGCTGAGAATCTGGTTTGCCAGAGCCAGCAGCAGTGCGGCAGTGCGAGCGATGGTGGCGGCGGTAATCTTGTTGGTGTACTTCATGGTATTATTCCTTTCTCAAATCAGTTATCGTGAATAGGCAGGGCCTTGGCTCTGTTAAAAAGCTCCGTCCCGGTCCCATTTCCGCCTAAAGCGTGGTAGCTTCGGTAGAGGTATTCGAGGTTTTTCAGGCCAGCCATGTCGATATACCCCTGCTGGATATAATGCTGGCAAGCCTGATAAATGTGGTCGTGCAGAATCGCCAGTACGCCGTCGAGCAGAGCTTTGTACTTGATGGCCACCGCGATGACAGCAGTACCGAGAAGCCCAAACGCCCACTCAGCCCAATACTGGATGATGAAATCCCACATCGGTATCACCCCCTCTCACAGATACTTGCTTGCGCCAGACAGCGCGGTCCAGCTCTTAGGACCGCAGATGCCATCAGGCACGAGGCCGTGCTTCTGCTGGGCGAGCATCAGAGCCTTGGTCGTACCAGAGCCAAAGATGCCGTCAGCGTTGACTTTCAGGAGCTTCTGGAGCATGATGGTCGCACTGCGATTTGCAGCTCCAGAGCACCCCTGTTTGATGGTCGGGAGGATGAATGCGTTGTAGCTGGTGCTGGGGTACTGTCCGGGCGTGGTGCAGAGCCATGTGGCCTTGCCGCCCCGCGTGTCGGTGTGTACGAATGCTCCCCTGCTGTGCCAGTAGATGCCGATGCCGCCAAACCCGGCTTTCTGGGCAAGAATGCCAAGACAGACAGGGTTGACGGAGCGGTCTTCCGTTCTCCAGTCGGCAGCGATGCCGTACAGATGACGGCTCTGCTTGCTGCCGCCGACTTTCTTGCTGGCGTTGTGGCTGACGCAGCGGTAGCCGCTGGTGATACGGATTTTCTTGCCGAGCTTGTCCCGGATGCCCTGAATCTTATCGGCAAGCTCCTGCTCGATCATCTGCGAGTTGCATCCGCAAGGGCAAGCAAACTCGCTGCGTGTGAAGTTCTCGGTCAGGGCGGTCTTATCGCCGCTCTTGAATGTGACAATACTCACCTTGAGCCTCCTGTATCTGGCTCACCGCAGAGCGAACGGCGAACTTTCTTCGGATTCGGCCAAACGCTCTGCTTCGTCCATGATGGCATCGGTCACATCATCCTTGCCGCGCTCATACGACTTCCAGATGAGGTGATTATGGAGGTTTAACACCTTCTCCTCGTTCTCCTTGGTGCGCTGGAGGCCGAGGATGCCGTAGGCTGCCATTTCGAGCAGGTCGTGGCTG